CGGGACAGCCGATCATTGATCCGGATCTCGCCCTCGACCAGCAGGCTGCCCACGCCCGGCTCCCAGAAATCGGACTGCGGCAGGGAATAGTGCACGAACGCGAACGGGATGACGCCGTAAGGATTGGGCTCGGGAGGCCCCAGCGGCTCGGCGACCCGGCCGCCCGAGGTGCCCTCGGCCTTGCGGGTCACGAACGTGTGCACCTCCTCGGCCGTCCAGACCCGGAACCGCGACTGGAGGTCATACTTGTCCCGGGTGCAGACCGCGGCCACAGCGAGGCGATCGTCGGGGTCTTCCCACACCTCGAACTCGTCGGCGCCCCAGATCCGCAACGTGACCGGATGCTCGTCGAACGTGCCGCCGGCGGCGTCGACCTGGATCGCCGCCGCATCCATCAGCGTGGCGAGCGATTCCGCCCGCTGCATCCTGGAGTCGATGTGGACGTCGGCGTACACCCGCTGCAGGAATTCCTGGACGGCCGGCCCGTCGTCCCAGGTCCGGGCCGGCCCCGGCGAATAGAGGTGCTCGCACAGCACGTCGACCGCCTCGCGCGTGAACCCGCTCTCACGGTACCGGCGGGCGATATAGTCCACGGGCGTCTCCGCGTCATTGGCGAAGTCGTCCCAGTGCTGCTGGCCGTCGAAGTTGTAGAAATCCCGGGCCTTCTTGGCACTCTCCAGCCGCATCCGGGTCACATCCGTCCTCAGCCCGCCGGCGACCTCATCGAGGATGCGGTCCAGCAGGGCCGGCGCCACCGGGCCGATGCCCAGCCGGCCGGCGGCCGATCCGTTGCGCGAGAATGTCGCCATATCAGTCGAATGCGAAGGATTGAATGAGGGCGTCAGCGATGTCCGGCGAATGCCCGAGGATGATCGCGTGATCCTCCTTGTCGAGCAGCGACGTCCGCCGCCCGACGATCCGATACGTGAGCACCTTGAGCTCTTGCCTCAGCCGCGGCCAGTAGGGGCCATTGGGGATCGTGAACGGCGGCTTATCCGAGCCGGGGCCGCCCCGGGTATATTGCGGGTCGATCCGCTGTCGCAGCCGCCAGGCCGCCTCCGACCGCAGGTTGCGGAAGTCGGTGGAGCGCGGCTTGCCGGCCCCGGCATAGCCCACGCAGCCGTCGAGCCCGCGGCGGGCCAGGTGGAGCGGGAAATCCCGGCCGATCCCCACCCGGTCATAGGTGATCCGCTCGACCGGCACGTTGTGCTCCAGGGCCTTCTCGCGGATCAGGTCGGCCGCCTCGGGCAGGCCCATCGCCGAGCCGAAGGTCACGTCCACGATCCCCCAGTCGTCCCGCACCAGCACGCAGGAACTATCCCGACCCACGCCCTCGGCCAGGTCGCAGGCGATCCGCCGGGTCGCCAGCACGGGATGGCCCTTCGGCAGGGCCGGGCGGGTGCGGGCGGCGCACCAGTCGAGCCACGCCTCGGGCAGGAGCGGATCGGCCGACGTCTCGGGCACCAGCGCGTGGATATGTGTCCGGACCCAATGACTGTCGGCGCCGTACTGGCGGATTGTCGACTCGATCCAGGTCCGGTCGGCCAGGCCCAGCGGCGACCGGTCCAGCCGGGCGTGCGGGCTGTCGGTGGACGGGATGCGGATGGCATTCACCGCCCGTTCGGCCGGCACGCCATCGCGGGCGTCGACCGCCGCCCGGTTGATCAATTCGACCATCCGCCCGTCGGGCCGCAGCGGGTTGCCGGTGACCAGCAGCCGGCGATAGGCCCAGGAGTCCACCGCGTCATAGATCGCGTCCTCGACGCCCGAGCCCTCATTGACGATCGCCAGCAGCTCGGGCGCATGCTGGCCCGAGGCCCGCTCGACGTTGGTCGTGCTGAAGCCCAGCGCATGCCACCCGGGCGCGAACACCAGCTGCTGCGGGCTGGCGCTCATCCCCTTGGTCACCATGACTCCCAGCGCCTTCAGGAGCGGCGAGCCCTCGACGGCCTTCCGGACCTCCTTGAACGTCACGGTACTCACCAGGGTGTGACTGGCCCCGGTCACCATCACCAGTGAGCTCGTCCGGGTGAATCCCCACCACGGGATGAGCCCCCCGAGGATGTAATCCTTGCCGATCCCATTGCCCGAATAGACGACCGTGGTCCGATACCGCAGGACACTCCGGCAGATCTCACGCTGATATTGACGGGTGGTCGGGTCCGGGTCGTAGGGCGATCGCCGGAGGACGTCGGTGTTGAAACCGGCCGGATCATCGCGGTACCTCGCCTGCACCGCCCGGATCCGGGCCGCTATCGAGCGCGAGGAGGTCGGCGAGGATCTCACGCAACGTCCCCGCGTCCCGGCCGATGACCTGGCCCAGCTCCGTCCGCCCCAGGTGGATGAGCATCGTATCCGACCGGTCGCGGATGGCCCGGATGGTCTGCGCCTTGCGGAGCGACATTTTGCGGAGCCCCCGCGCGCGAGCGAGCTCCGCCGCAAAACGGCGTTGCAGGGTGTCCGCCGAGCAACCCAGGATGTCGGCAATTTCTTCTTGCGTACATCCGAGGCGCCCCAGCTTGACGACCTGCGCCGGGTCGATCGGTTTCTTGCGTCGCCCCACACGTCCCTATCGGCCTCCGCTCACTCGCCATTCGAGAATGATCAGCGACATCCCCATGGTCCGCAATTGGAGGCGAATGGATTGGGCGATGCGGTCATTGCGGACGGTCCCAGGAGGTGGGCGCCGATGCCGGAGCGGTTGTGGAGCTCGGCCTGGGCGGCGATCCGCAGGTGGAGATTCTGGCCGATGGCGATCCTGGGCCGGCGGCGGGCTCGGGGGGCGGGCTCCGCATACATGGGCGCGCCGTAGTAGGGGTTCGCCGATGGCGGCGGGTAGGCATAGTTCCGGGGCGGGTAGGCGTAGCTCGAGGTCTGGGGCGGTGCCGGCAGCTGGGGAGTGGCGCCGTTGCTGTAGGAGTACTGGCCCGAGTAGGACGAGCTGTAGCAGCTCGAGGAGGGTGCGGGTGCCGCGTAGGTCTGCGGTGCCGGTGCGGGTGCCTGGGCGGTCGGCGACTGGACGATGACGCGGGAGGAGGACGACTCGAGGCGGGAGGAGGACGACTCGACCTGGGACCCGACGTAGCGGATGCGGACGGAACCGGGCACGAGCCGTTCGCCGGGCGCCAGCGGCGGAGTCCAGTTGTCGTCCGGGGCATCCACGATGCGGGCCGTCGGGATGGGCTCGAGCACGCCGATGGCGTCGCGGTCGGCGGCGATGGGCCGGGCCTGGCCGCAGCGGCACTCCTGGGCGATGGCCCCGGTGGCGAGGGAGAGCGTGGCGACGGCGATGAGCAGCGATCGGATGACCATGGTGTGGGCTCCCGGTGCTAGGGTGATCGGATGATGCGATCCCCTGCCGATCCCGGGCTGCGCATCAGCCGACCTCGCGGTTTCGCTTGGGGTTCTTGGGACGGAAACGATGGCGCGATTCCTTCGCCTCGGCCGGCTTCTCGCCGCCGCGATTATCCCGATGCTCGATCTTCTGCCATCGGCCGGCCGCCGTGTTGATCCGGAAGGGACAATCCGGCAGCCGCGAGAGTTGATCGACGTCGAGCCGGTAATGCAGCCCCCGCGATGGGCCGGAGACGAGTGGCACGTAAGGCAGATCGGCGGGATCATGGGGCCGATCCACGGCCACGGCCACCGCGGCGGCCTCATCGCGGCGCCGCCTCGCGGCGGCGACCCGTTGCTGGACCCTTCGCCGGGTCAGGCCCGTGACCGTCGCGATATCCAGGGTGGTACTCGCCCCCGATTCGATGGAATCTAACCACGCATCTTCGCGTCGATCCTCGGATTCGGTCTGATAAGGGCGCGCCATCGCTATTGGCGATTAATTTCGCCTGTCGCGACGATTCTGTCAATCCCCGGAATTAACGTATTGACGTTAAGTCGGGAGTGTATATACTATAAATGTGGGACGAAGGGAACGACGAAACGGAGCCGACCATGGTGTGGTGCGGATTTGACAGACAGGAGAGGAGCAAGATCATGGCGACCAAAGAGCTACCCTTCGAGATCGCCTCGATAACGGACGCCGGTCGCCACGTCGAAGCGCGTCGGTCGAGCCTGAAAGCCGCCCTCATGATGGCTCGCAAATTCCACCGCGAGTATCGCGGGGCCGCACGAATCGAAGTGCGATGGCATGGGACCGTTATCGCCGATGACCCGTCGGATATCGCGGCCATGCTGAGGCACTGGAGTGTCGGCAAGACATGGGGAATGCCGAGATGACGAAGCAAGCCGAGGCGAGCCGCGGGCGGGGGCGGCCGGTCAAGCCGCCCGGCACCCGGAGGGTCATGCGATCTTTCCGACTGGACCCGAGGATTGACGAGCTCTTGACCGAGCTCGCCAGGTCACGAGGTGAAGACCGGACCGCCAGCCTCGAGGCGGCGATCCGGGCCCTCGCGAACGCCTAGCGGCCGGTCACTCGTAGCCGTAGAGCGGGTTACGCTCATCCTCCGCCCGGCGAGCGGCGTCCCGGGCCTCCTCCGCGGCCCAGATCGCGCCCATCTCGGCGAGGTCTTCCGGGGTCGGCTCGTACGGCGCCCCGCCGGCGATCGGGGCCACCTCCACCCCTGCGGGCTCCGCCGCCGCATCGATCGCCGCCAGCCGCCGGGCCGACCCGGCGATCCGGCGATCGCAGGCGGCCAGCCGCCGGCGCAGGTCGGCCATGTCCACGCCGAACTCCCGGTCGAGCTCCATCTCATCGGCACGATACTGCTCGCGGCGATCGTCCATCTCGCCCTCGAGCTCGGCCCGGCTGTTGGTCAGCTCGTCCAGCTCCTCCTGCGCGTCGCCCCGCCGCCGGGCCAGGCCGCAGGCCCCGCACACCAGCTCG